CTGTCGCTCTTACCTGCGATTTTTTGAAAGATAACAGTAGCCTGAGCATTTGTTATAGGTGACTTAGGAAACTTCTTCCAAAGCTCCACATTTTTTGTGTAGACCTCAAGAGCAGTTTCAAGCTTGGCTACAGCCATGTCGATGTCTAAGCTTCTTGTGTGCTTTGCGCTGTACTCAGAGAATGCATCTGCAATGACCTGCCCATTCATACAAGCTAATCTAACAGCTCCAACCATAGACATAAATTTCCATGTGCCATCGTATGAGTTAAGAACCATAATTCTAAGCTGTACTGAATCGCCGGGAGCAATCTCAATCTCATGAGCCGGGAACGTGTAAGTCACAATTGTCTTAGCACCTTTGTGTGACTGGTCAATCTTCTTAGTCATTCCAGTCCTATCCAAATTAGAGGCTAATATGACTTCGTGGAACTGAGGCATAATATCTGCGTTCTGAACGAGATTATAGTTTTTGCCTACTACTGCTATTGGTGAACCTTCATCGTTGACAATAGCCTTATGTGTCTCGACAACCTGCTCATTTTCTACGCATCTATAATTAGTATAAATTTCGTTTTTTGTAAATATGCGTTGCTCAGTTACTCTGTTGTATTCGTTTACTATTTCCATGTTATCTCCTTATTGATGGGGAGGCGAACCTCCCCGGTTGATTTACTTACCAAAAAATAATTTGTGACCTGCTTCAAAAACTTTATTGTATGCGTTAGCCTCAAGAGCATACTCAAAGAAAAAATCCCAGTCACTACCAAACAAGTCTTGGTCAGCATTATGTCTATCCCAAGCCTTGTCAATTTCCTCCATGCCTGTAAGCAGGTTGCCATTTTGTACAACAACATTAATAGCCTCATCTAGTGACATGTCTTTTTTAAATTCGTTAGGTATTCTAAAAGTCATTACAGACCTCCTTTTAATTCGTAAGCACACAAATCCCATTCATAACATCTAGGCTTGATACCTCTGTGGAATCCACCATCTTTTTTTAAGTAGCCTAATGAGACATACCAGTTTTGACCTACTTCAGGTCTGTCCATATCTTTGTGTAACCAGTTATCTTTTACCTTCCAAGCTTCAACACAAATAAATTCTTCTCCAGTAGCTGAGAAATAAGAATCACCTTTATTTATATTGCCCATTATTTCATCGTGTCCATGACCTCTGTCACAATCAGTCAATGCAAATAAATGGTTATCCCAAACTTTACCAGTTGCTGTTGGGTTGTCTATCTGATTTATATATCCGTACATATTATCTCCTAGTTGTTAAAAGTGCATGTCCGTATCTCGAACATGAGACAATAATACTTTATATTATATAGAAATGCAAGAACTATTTAATTAGACAGAAAAATAGGGTCAGAAAACAGACCTATTTATGCAACAAATTTAGGTGTTTTTATGTCATGCAAATTAGGCATGTTTTGTAGGTAATTAAACAGATTTGTAAAAGTCGGTCTTCAGCAAGGGGTCAAATCTTCGATTCTAGAGGTGCAAGATGCTCACCTTAATGCTAGTATGTCTTTTCAATAATCTCAAGATTGCTACTTTTTTGTACAATCCGATATACTATTTTAAAGGGCATAAAATAAATTTTATTTAAAAACAATTTTCTCTATTTCGATTTAGTTTATCATATGAATTTTAGTGGTTTGGAAAACAAAAAAACCCCAAGAGGGCTGGATGGTCTCTTGAGGTTCTTTCTAAACTTGGTGTGTTGGTCACCTGTTCTGAGAATTATTATACTTAATTTTTCTTCAAAGCAAGTTGGTTTAACTCACCTTGGATACGACAGGTGAAATGTCTAACTTCGGTTTCACTCACACCTGTATAAAAAAAAGAGATTCAGCAATTGTATTCCACAGGCTGTTGATTGATGTTGGATTAAGAAGCTTTACATTGGTAACCACCTTGGAGCGATAAAAAAATCTAGCGCAGAGTGCAGAAGGCTGAGTACCTATTACAAGGTAGCGATGACTCTGACCTGAATAGTTGTATTGGTTTCAGGCATACGGATAAATACTGCGAAGGACTTATGCCGATGAGAATCTCTAGTTTAGTTTAGGCTACTCTAGGGATTTCTTTGCTCCGAAACTCTCAGCTCAGGAATTATCCGATAAGATAAGAGCTTTAAAAAAAAGGGATTTATCCCTCGCTTTGTTAAGGTCAGTCTCCGAAGGAGAAGTACATGCAAGAAAAAAAAGCTAAACCAACTAACACACCGTATCTTATTTGATATAATTTATTCTAAGTCAACTAATTATTAAGGATATGAATACAACTGGAATAATCTACTATCAATCTATACCTGCTGAGATTAAGAAGCTAGGCATAACTCAAAAAGAATGTGCAGACATGATGGGAGTTAGCTTGAGTGGTTTAACACATAGAATCAAAGCTGACAGACCACAATTTCATTTAGCTGTTTATGGACTGGCTACTTATTTAGGTCAGAATACTGGAAACTTACAAGCAAATGTCCAATGAAGAATGCGCTGAAACAATCCATAATCTCATGGCATTGTTAAGTAAGATTGAGGACAAGAAATTAAAAGGAGAGCTTGAAGACCAAATCATTGCGTTGTGTGACCAACTTAAATTTACTATGATTATGGACAGAGTAAAAGAAAAAAAGTGAGAAATGATGAGCATGAAGTACAGAAAGCTATCTGTCAGTATTTAGACATTAGAAAGATATTTTATTTTGCTATTCCAAATGGTGGTAAGCGCAGTAAAAGTGAGGCAGGAAAATTCAGAGCTGAAGGTGTAAAGAGTGGCATACCTGATTTGTGTGTAATTATGCCGGGAGGTTTTGCATATTTTTTAGAAGTTAAAAGACCTAAGAATGGTAAGACAGCTAAGGGTAGATTGACTGATAATCAAAAACAAATGATAGAACTGTTAGATGATATTGGATGTCCAACTGCGGTTGTTTATTCTGTAGCAGACGTGATAGGACAACTTATTGATTGGGGATTTAATGAAACAAAATAGTATTACCCGGAGCGCTAAAGGCAAAGCATGTACTTTTAGAAGTGATGTTTGTGATAGTGGTGTTAATAATGAAAAGGTAGTTTTCTGTCATCAAAATAACGGTTCTATTGGACTCAAAGCTAAAGATTCTCATGGCAATGATATTGGATTTTATGGATGTCATGCCTGTCATTCTTTGTACGATTCTAGTGGAGCAAATCATCCTTATTACAAAGCATATTTTATCGAAGAGATGGCTGAGTTTGCTATAACAAGAACTAAGCGGCAATTGATTAAGTCAGGTCTTGTTGATGAGCATTGGACTGCTGATGAATGAACACGTTTGATGAAGATTTAGAAGATGGACATAATGCAGAGAGAGAGGTATTAAATTTATTAAAGACTAAATATCCCTGTGCAATTATTATTCCGGGTCTTTGTAAAGAGATGGACATATACGTACCGGAGATACACAAACGTTATGAAGTTAAGAAAGATTTTAAGAGTAAGTACACAGGTAATTTAGTAGTAGAGATTGCAATGTATGATAAGCCTTCTGCATTAATGACTAGTAAAGCTGATGCATGGGTTTTTGTAACACCGACCAAGTATGCATTTGTAGAACGTGAAAGGATTAAAGATTGCATTATAGAAAACAACTTACAGTACAAAACGTTTGTTGGTAATGGTGACACAGAATCTAAGGATGCCTATTTAATCAAAGAGGAGTTGTTGTTGGGGTATGCATACAAAATTATTAACTATGGTTAAAAAATTAAAATGATTGATGTTTTGTTTGGCGATGTTTTGTATAGCAATCAATTGAATATAAACACACAAGATGTTATAAAAAAAATGAGCGAACCTAGAAAAGCAGAAATTCATAAGTCAAAAGATAAACCAAAAAGTGATGCATCATTGTACGTATTAGAAGAAAAACAACATGCAACATTAAAAAAAATTATTGATGCTGAAATATACGAATATGCAAATAACATTATGAAATACAATTCAAAATTTAATATTACAACTTCTTGGTTTACAGAAGTAGACACTAAAGAACGTGGTGATTTACACAAACACACAAACAGTTTTTTAAGTGGTGTGCTTTATTTAAATGTAAACAAAAAAAGTGGCAACATAACATTTGAAAAATTTACAGATGAAATTAGTGTAACTTGCACAGAATATAACAAATTAAATGGGAAAACATATTCTATACAACCTGAAAATGGTTTAATTTTATTGTTTCCTAGTAAATTATGGCATTCTGTAGGCTACAATGAAAGTGAGCAAATAAGAAACTCACTTGCGTTTAATGTTATGCCTGTTGGTAAAGTTGGATTATCTTCATCAGATAGTCATATGAAAATAAAATTAGTGTGAACATTGCACTTAGGAGATTATTTATTGTGAGTGAATCGCTAAACAGAATACTAAAAAAAGATAAACCTAAAGCAGATATAGTTGAGGGTATGACTAAAGCATTCTTTAAAAAAACAAATGCTGATGAAGCTGTAATTACTATTAAAGAAAATAAGATGAGCC